GAGATGCCCTTGCGCACGATGAACGTGTTCAGGAAGTCCAGCATGCGCTTCTGCGGCGACGTCAGGCCGCCCGCGCTAGACATCGGCCTGCGCCTCGCACAGGACGGCCGCGTAGCCGGCGATGTCGACGGCTGAGTCCGAGTGATCTGGCGTCACCAACAGCCGGGCCACTTTCAACTGCACAAGGCACAGTGCGCACTGCACAGGCGTGACGGGTACGCCCAGCACGATCGACCAGAGCTGCGCCGTGCGCTCCATGTTGGCGCGCGCCTCGCCGTAGACCCGGCCGCGCTCGGCGATGGTGCGCGCCGCGTCCAGCAGCATGTCGGATCCCTTGCTCATTTCACTATCCTGATGTGCTTGGTGCATGCCTCGCCGGCGCCGCGGAAGGGCCAGCCGGGGCTGCTCTTGGGGAAGGCCTTGGGGTATCGCTGCGCCCACATCAGCTCGACATACTCGGCCTCGGTGTGGTCGGCGCGCAGCTCTCGCAGCACCTGCACGGCGTCTCTCTCGGGGTGTCTCATGTTCTAATCTCCACGCTGCCCAATACCGCCGTGACGAGGCGCTGGCCCCAGATCCGGTTCATCGTCGCCCGGCTCATGCCGCGACTGGCGTTGTGCCGGATCAGCTCGACGGAGCGCGGGTGCGCGCGCAGGTAGACGCCGGCCATCATCGTGTCGTGATCGGGGGCCGCCTCTGCCTCGTCGCCTCTGCCGCGCTTGAGCGGGTTCTGCGCGCGCATCGCGCGCCGGATGCCCTCCTCGAGATCGCGCATTAGCCGGGCGCGCTCGGGGTTGTCGTCACTTGGCGGTTGCATTGTTTCGGCCTCTCGAGGGGTAGTAGGCGATGGCGACGTGCTTCTCGCAGTAGGGGCGGCCGGCAACCTTCTGGTCGCCGCAGAAGTAGTAGTCGCCGCCCAGTGCGTTGTTCAGCGGCCAGCGGCAGTGGTGGCGCCGCAGCTCCATCATGCGCAGCAGGCCGGGCGTCGCCGGGTCGATCGCGTCGTATTCCGTCGCCTCGATCTCGCGCGGCGGCGTTGACAGCGAGGGGGCCGCGGCGGCGCCGAAGCCGTAGCTGGCGCGGTGCTGGCGCGCCAGAACGCGCTTGACCTTGGCCACGGCCGGATCAGGCTTGGGCTTTTCGACCTTGTAGGGTGCGTCCAGCTTGCCCGCCAGCTTGAGCCGGTGGAGCTTGCCTATCACGGCACTGCGCGTGGTGCCCGTGCCGAGAGCCTTGGCGATCTGCGCCGAGCTCTGGCCCTGCGCCTTCAGCGCCAGCATGCGCTTGACGCGCGCCTCGGGCCAGAGGTTGTCGCGGGCTTTGGCCATCACAGCACCGGGCCCAGCCACGCGACCAGCACCAGTGCGGCGAAGCCCAGCACGCCCAGCAGCAGCGCCAGCAGGGCCGTGCCGATCAGGGCGCCGAGCGCGATCTTGAGCCGGGAGGGCGGCTTGGGCGGCGGGACGTAGGGCGTGCTGGGCATTCCGTAATTGCGCGGGCTCATCGTGCGGCCACCAGCCAGAAGATGATGGCGACGGACAGGATGACGATAACCGCGCGGGCGAGCATCTCGTATCTCATCACAGATTGAACTCCTGATTGTTGGCGGTGACGTGGTCGCGGTGGCGCTCGAGGCGGTTCATGACGTCCGGGTCGCAGGATGCGATCTCGGCCAGCAAACCCTTGAGGTAGCCGAGCTGGTAGGCCATCGCGCCAGCCTCCGTGCTGGGCCACGTTTGCGTCAGGATTTCGCTGATCAGCAAGGCCGCCTGATCGTAGGGGCGCAGGCTCGCGTTGTCGTTGCCGACGGCGGCCTCGCTCATGATGCGGTAAATATCTAGGCTCACAGTCTGCCCTCCGCCGTCAGGATGGCGCGCTCGGCGCCCAGATCGCTGGCAAAATACTCGCGCGCGTGGCGCTCGATGTCGGCGTCGGAGAGGTGCGGCGCCTCGTCCAGCACGCGCGCCGAGTGAACCCAGAGATCCGCCGCCGCGGGCGGCTCGTCGGAGAACGTGCGAGCGCCGGGCACATAGCCGTAGGTGATGCGCAGAGTGACGGGCGCCCAGTCCTCAGTGGGGTGGGGCAGTTCCAGTTCGATGTCCATTTCGTAAAGCATTTTGGTTGTCCCTCTTAGCGTGTCGGTGATTTGTACCATATGCGTGCAGTTGGTGGCTTGCAAGCCCCCGGATCAGGCCTCCGCCTCGTTGAGCAAGTCTTGCGCCTCGTGCGGGTCGAAGCCCATGCGGAGAAGCATCTGGAAGGCCTCCTCCCGCTCGAGGTTGCCGCAAGCAAAACGCTCGCAGATGTCTTCTTGCTGCTGGATGAAGTAGTCGGATGATGCGCTCATATCAAAAGCCTTTTCGGTTTGGTTTGATGGTCAGATGACCGGAACGTAGCGGCTGGCGCGCTCATCCCAGATGTCGAGGTTGTTGATGGTGGCGGGGCCGCCAGTGCTGCGCCGGGCTTCCCGCAAGGCGTCTTCCGTGCTGGTGGCGCCAAGCATGACCCAGCCGTAGCGACCCTTGTAGCGGAAGCTGGTTAGGCCGGAAGAGGCGAGGGGCTTGCTGCTCATGGCTCAAGCTACCTTCTGGAGGGCGGCGCGGGCGGCGGCGATCTCATCGGGATCATAGTAGCCGTCGCTGTCCTCCATGATCTGGATCAGGTCGGCGATGGCCTCCTGTTCGGTGTCGCCGCAGCCGATATGGTTGCGGTTCTCGCTGTCCTCGCAGCCATCGTAGGTGTCGGCATCAATGGCGGTCCAGTGCCAATCCGTGTCGGTGATGATCTTCATGGCGGTGGTCTCCGATTGAGATAGTGGGTGGTTCAGGACTTGAGGGGGGAGGCGGACCAGTCTTCGTGGACGTGCCACTTGCTGCCATCCTTGGCCGTGAACAGGCCCTTGGTGTGCTTGCCATCCGCAATGTGGCGGTAGTCGTTACCGTAGCGGAAGTCATCCTTCCGCATGATGAAATAGGCGGCGTGGCCGTTGTAGTTAGCGCAATGGACTAGGGCTTTCATGACTTAGATGCTCCTTATGTTGCGGGTGCGAGAAACCCATTCGTTTTCATCGCGCAGCCAAGGGCCGCTAGAGTTCTGAGCCGTGACCATCACGCTGCCATCAGCCTTGGTGGTGCGGTTCAGGGTGCGAACGCCGTTTTCAATCAGCATTTCAACCTTGGCGGCAAAACCCACGTTTTCTTGGGTTTTGATGTAGGTGTCGTTGGTCATTGGCTTACTTGCCTTTCATCTTGAGGGGGGCCTTGGCTTCCCAAGTCACAACGTAGTGGTCGCCATCTTCGTAGAAAGCAGCCTTTTTGCGCTTGAAAGAGGCGGCGAGGGCTACTGCTTCGTCCCAAGTGCGGACTTTGACGTAGAAGGCGGGGGCGGTCTGGTTGGTCATTGGTCGGTGTCCCTTGGTTCGTTTCAACACAGACACCCTCGCACAGCAGCCAAACGGTTGCAATAGCTATTTGCAAAAAACTGCAAGTATTATACAACTTGTTGAAAATACAGGGTTTTTGACCGCAGTTAATTCGTCGAATTAGCTGCATCGGGCGCTTTCGGGAAGACGGTCAGCGCATAATCTGGGCGGTCTGCGGGCCTAATTCGAGATAGGCTGGCCGATGCGGGAGGGTGCCGCCGGCGACGCGCCAGTGGCCCGGCACAGGGACGCCGGGCGGCTGGCGCGGCGTGTCCAGTCCACGCCGCCGCAGGACCGCAGCATAGCACGATGGGCGCGAGGTAAACAGGAAATGTGGACGACCAGTTTATCCAGTTTAACAGTTTGCAGTTTTTTGCAAGATGGCCCGATCGAAGGCCCGGATGCTGCAACTAAAAGGTAGCCACCATTTGCAGCATTTGCAGCATGCTGCATCATGCTGCATGTGTTGCAGCAGGCGCTGATGCAGCATCTGATGCAGCATCAACGGGGACCACCCCTTTAGGGGTGGCCCCTTGTGCTGCATGCTGCAGCGAGCTGTGGTGCTGCTGCGCTGCGCCGTTGCGCTGCTGTATTCGAACCATGTAATTTCTTTCCACTTGCAGCATCTGCTGCAGCATGATGCAAATGCTGCATGCTGCACGGTGCGTGCTGCGCTGCTGCTGCGTGATGCTGCTGCGTCGTGTGATGGAGGCCTTGCAGTTTTTTGCAAGGTGCAGGGGAGCTTGATGCGGCGATCGCTCGGTGCTATCTCCTGTCGCGCAGAGCGATGCGGGACAGCATATGCCAGAAACCAAACCGAGCCTCGTGCGGCCAAGGCCGCCAGTGCCTCGGGATCCTGAGATAGTTGACAAGGTGCTGGCGCGCGTCGCCGTGGGCGATCCGCTCGCCGTCGTGCTGCGCGAGCCCGGAATGCCTCACTACACGGCGTGGTACGATTGGTGCCGCGAGGACGCCGCACTAGGCATCGCGTATGCGCGCGCGCGAGCCACCGGCTTCGACCAGATCGCCATCAACGCTCGGGAGACCGCGCGCGGCCGGGGCGAGAGCACGCAGGACACGCAGCGCGATAAGCTGATCATCGAGACGGACCTGAAGCTGCTGGCGAAGTGGGATCCCAAGCGTTATGGCGACAAGGTCGTCATGACGGGCGACGCCGACAACCCGATCATCGTCCAGACGGAGGGCACCGAGCTGGCCAGCGAGCTCCTGACCCTGCTGCGCGGCAGGCGCAAGCAGCTCCAGCTCGAGGGCAAGGCCTCCAGCCCGGCGCCCGCGGCTCCGGCCGCCAAGGGCAAACCGTGACGATCGCCAGCCTCGACGATCTGAGCGAGGCGCAGCTCGCCAGCCTGCCGCCCGACGTCTTGCGCTACCACCTCTGGCAGCAGCGTTGGCTCGACACCGCCCGCCCGAACCAGATCCCGCCCGAGGGCGACTGGGCCGAGTGCGGCTACATGGCGGGCCGCGGCTTCGGCAAGACGCGCACCGGCGCCGAGTGGCTGGCGGCGGCCGCGATCGAGGATCCCGACGCCTTCGACCGCGCGGTGATCGCGCCCACCTTCAGCGACGTGAAGTTCACCTGCTTCGAGGGCCCGGCCGGGCTGCTCAACGTCATCCCGCCCGAGCTGGTAGAAAGCTACTCGTCCACCGACCTGACGCTCAAGCTGCGCACGCTGGGCGGCAAGACCGCCATGATCCGAGGCTTCAGCGCCGAGAAGCCCGAGCGCCTGCGCGGCCCGCAGTTTGCGGACATCTGGGCCGATGAGCTCGCGGCGTGGCAGTACGCCGAGGAGACTTGGGACATGGCCATGTTCGGCCTGCGCCTCGGCCCCCGGCCGCGCGTCCTGTGGACCACCACGCCCAAGCCGATCGAGCTGGTGCGCAAGCTCACGGCGCCCAAGGCCGGGCGCGTGCTGGTGCGCGGCTCGACGTACGACAACAAGGCCAATTTGCCCCAGTCCTTCTTCGACCAGATCGCATCCTTCGAAGGTACGACGCTGGGCAGACAGGAGCTTCACGGGGAGCTGATCTCAGAGGAAAGTAGCGGGGTCATAAAGCGGAGCTGGCTGCGCCTCTGGCCGGCGAAGAAGGCGCTGCCGGCGTTCGACTGGATCGTGATGAGCCTCGACACCGCCTTCACTGAGGCGACCACCGACAAGAAGACCCACGACCCGGACTACAGCGCGTGCACGGTCTGGGGCGGCTTCCGGCACAAGGTCAAGATGCCCGATGGCTCGATCGACGAGCGGTCCCACGTCCTGCTGCTGGACTGCTGGCAGGAGCAGCTCGGCCTGCCGGAGCTGGTCAAGCGCGTGAAGCGCGAGCTCAACACGGCCTACGGCGACGATCAAGATACGGCCCTGATCAAGCCGCTGATCGGAGCCAGCAAGCCCAACACCAGCGGCCGCAAGCCCGACATCGTCGTGATCGAAGACAAGGGCAGCGGCATCAGCCTGCGTCAGGTGCTCGATCGCGAGGGTGTGGCGTCCTACGCCTACAACCCCGGCCGCGCCGACAAGCTGACGCGCCTGCACATCGTCTCGCCTGTGTTTGCGCGGCGTCAGGTGTGGCTGCCGGAGAGCGACAAGTACCCCGGCCGGGCGCGGACGTGGACCGACGATCTGGTGCACCAGCTCTGCAGCTTCACCGGGCGCGGCAGCCTGAAGCACGACGACTTCGTGGACAGCACGACGCAGGCGATCCGCCTCATGATGGACAAGAACATGCTGTCTGCGGTAAAAGCGCAGCCAGCACTACGCGAGCCGACGCCTCCGCGCACGGTCGTGAACCCCTACGCGGCATGAGGCGATGATGGCTGACGACGACCTGCCCGAAGATCAGAACGAAGAGCTGCAGGGCGAGAGCGTGCCCATGCCAGCCGAAGAGGGCAATGGCGTCGAGGACACCGAGGACGGCGGCGCGATCGTCACGCTCGAGGAAGACGAGACCGAGCAGGCCAAGAGCCCGGACTTCTACAAGAACCTCGCCGAGGAGATGCCCGAGCCCGAGCTCGACAAGCTGGCGACGCAGTTCCTCGAGCTGGTGGACCGCGACCGCGAGGCGCGCAAGAAGCGCGACGAGCAGTACGAGGAGGGCCTGCGGCGCACGGGTCTGGGCAACGACGCGCCGGGCGGCGCGCAGTTCCAAGGCGCGAGCAAGGTCGTGCATCCCATGATGACCGAGGCCTGCGTCGACTTCGCCGCGCGCGCCATGAAGGAGCTGATGCCCGCAAGCGGCCCGGCCAAGGACTTCATCCCCGGCGAGATCACGGTCAAGAAGGCGCGCAAGGCGCACCGCAAGACGCAGTTCATGAACTGGCAGCTCACCGTGCAGGCGCCGGAGTTCCGCGCCGAGCTGGAGCAGCTCCTGACGCAGGTGCCGCTGGGCGGCGCGCAGTATCTCAAGCTGTCGTGGGACGAGAGCCGCAACCGCCCGGGCTTCCTGTTCGTCGCGATCGACGACATGTACCTGCCCTTCGCGGCGACCAATTTCTACAGCTCTCAGCGCCGCACGCATGTGCAGTACCTGACGCAGCTCGACTACAAGCAGCGCGTGCGCAGCGGCATGTACCGCGACGTCGACGTGGTGCCGGCGAGCGCCGAGCCGGACTTCAGCGAGGCGGGCAAGGCGAACGACAAGATCGAGGGCCGCAGCGACACGAGCTACAACGAGGACGGCCTGCGCACGGTCTACGAGATCTACGCCATCGCCAGCCTCGAGGGGCGCGATGCCGAGAGCGACATGGACGTCGAGCCCGCGCCGTACATCATCACGATCGACAAGCTCTCGCGCAAAGTGCTCGCGGTCTACCGCAACTGGGACGAGCTCGACGAGAGCAAGGAAGAGCTGCAGTGGTTCGTCGAGTTCCCGTTCGTGCCGTGGCGCGGCGCCTACCCGATCGGCCTGCCGCACATGATCGGCGGCATCAGCGCCGCCGCGACCGGGGCGCTGCGCGCCCTGCTGGACTCGGCGCACATCGCCAACTCGCAGACCATGCTCAAGCTCAAGGGCGGCACGCGCGGCGGGCAGACGCTTGAGATCCAGCCGACGCAGGTGCTCGAGATCGAGGGCGGCCTGAACGTGGACGACGTCCGCAAGCTGGCCATGCCCCTGCCGTACAATCCGCCCAGCGCGGTGCTGCTGCAGCTACTGGGCGTGCTGGTTGACGCCGGCAAGGGCGTCGTGCGCACGACGCTCGAGGACTTGGCCGACAGCAACACCAACACGCCCGTGGGCACGACGCTCGCCCGCATTGAGCAGGGCATGACCGTGTTCAGCGCCATCCACGGCCGCCTGCACGACGCCATGGGCCGGATGCTGCGCATCCTGCACCGCCTGAACGGCATGTATCTCGACGACGAGAACGTCGAGGCCGAGCTGGGCGAGGAGCTGGCCACGCGCGCCGACTTCGACGGGCCGATGGACGTCGTACCCGTCAGCGACCCGAACATCTTCAGCGAGGCGCAGCGCTATGCGCAGGTGCAGGCGGTGGCGCAGCGCGCCGCGGCGCTGCCGCAGCTCTACAACCTGCGCAAGGTCGAGGAGCGCATCCTCGACACGCTGAAAATCCCCAACGCCAAGGACTTGCTGGCCCCCGCCATCGAGCCCAAGGAGCAGAACGCCGTCAACGAGAACGTCAAGGCGACGATGGGCAAGCCGATCGTGGCCTTCCCCGAGCAGGACCACATCGCCCACCTCAAGACGCACCTGAACTACATGATGAACCCGGCGCTGGGCATGAACGCCCTGATCGCGCCGGCGTATCTGCCGGTGATGATGAACCACCTCAAGGAGCACATCGCCCTGTGGTATGCGGCGTCGGTGTTCGAGCTGGGCAATGAGACGGCGGGCGAGGACATCGGCGAGCTGCTGAAGCAGAACAAGACGCCCGACGACAAGCGCGCCTTCGACCGCATGCTGGCCGAGGCGTCGCAGATCGTCTCGAAGGAGGCGACGGGCGTCTTCCAAGCCCTGCCGCCCATCATCCAGCAGGCGCAGCAGATCATGCAGCAGCTCGCACCCCAGCCGGTGGACCCGGCGGCGCAGGCGGCCATGGCCGAGATCCAGCAGCGCACGCAGGCGGCGCAGCAGAGGGCCCAGATCGACGCGCAGAAGCTGCAGGTTCAGGCGCAGGAAAGCCAGACGCAGGCCCAGATCGACGCGCAGAAGCTGCAGCTCGACGCCGCCAAGCTCCAGCAGGAGGCGCAGGCCGACGCGGCCAACGAGGCCGGCGAGGACAAGCGCAAGGCCGCCGAGCTCATGGCGCGCCAGCAGATGAACACGCAGGACAACATGACCGCGATGCAGATCGCCAACCTCGAGGCCGTCACCGGCGAGCGGGTGGCGGTCAGCACCGGCACAGGCATCAACCCGTAACAGCGAAGGATCACGACATGGCGAAAAAGAATGACACCGTTGGCACCAAGGGCGCCACGGTCAAGTCGGGCGACATCATCAACCAGCACAAGCGCATGGCCATGGGCTTGCCCATCGAGCCGGTGAGCAAGATGCCGGTCAAGAAGACGCCCGCTTGAATATCGCGACACTGCTTCGGGTTATCGAGGACGCGCAGGCGACGCTTGCGAGAGATAGCCTGAAGCAGCCTGCCGGACGTGACGTGTTCGACTATGGACGCGCCGTCGGGATGTA